TACAAGATTAATCGTATTCCCGCCTGCATAAGCCTCACTCATTGTCAGAGTAACAGTCTTGGCCGCTGTGTCTATTGCGATCTCACTGCATGTTCTGACCGTCCCGGTTGAAGTAAATTCACCGGCGACACATTTTGTAAAAGGCTTAACGGACTTAAAAGTCAACACGATGCCATCCGTATCCCCGGCCTCGACCGTTGCTGAAACGAGCATATTAGCCCAGAACTTTGTCCATGAAAATAAAAATTTCTTTTTTGCCATTGTATTTAATTTAAAGATTGTAAGTAATCCCACTCGTTAGCCGGCAAGCGTTTTTGAAGATGTCCAATTCCGATTTCCCGGCCATTATTCATATATTTTTCGTAAGAGTTTATATTCGTTTCAGATTTAATATCAACAAACAGTCCTCCGATATTACGGATCATGATTATATGTTTTGTCTTTACGACAGTAAATAAATTTATTGAACTGGCATGATCCAATCCTCGATCAATATTATCATCCCAAATATGCCAGTCAAGTTGATCAAGTATGCTGGCAGATACTAACTTATTAGGCCCTGCAAAATTACGAAACGGCTCCTCCCAGAATCTTGCTGCTTTCCTTTTAATAGAATAAAATACTAATCCACGTCCCCAAACAATATCCCTGTCAGCATATTTGATTACTTCATTCATGTAATTATTATCAACCAGGTCATCAGATCCGACATGAAATATATGGCTGCATTTATCCCGAAAAAGTCTCAGACAGTAATTATGCTTTTCACCGACCGGATTATTTTTGTAAAGATGAGTTTCAATTCCATGCTCTTCAAAAACTATCTTATCAGATTCCAAAGAGACTACTGCAATAGGAACAAACAGATCGGGGTAATCATTCCTTAAACGGTCAATCATCAGACAAAAGCATTTATCTATCTTCGGACGGTTATGTGATATTATGGGTATTCCTATTTTCATTTTTAAAATATAGGGAGGGAATCACACCCTCCCTATATTAATTTATTATGATTTGATTGCTGTTGAAGCAAACGAAATTGCATAATTGTCAGCATCAGTAGATACAACCCCATGAACATCAGTTGCGGCAGTTCCGCGAAGTCCTTTAGCATCAAAATAAGCATTGATTGTCAAAACAACCATGCCATATTTCGCAGAAGTATAAGGATCGACGGTTATATCGTAACCACCCCACTGTCCGATCACCAGGTCTTTCCAGTTTCCAAATACCAGAAGATCTCCAATATCATCGTCACCAGCAATGGCAGAAGCTCCATTAGTAACGAGCAGCCTGTATCCATTAACCATGTTTGTTTCACTGCAAAGCATGTCCCCGGTGTCATTATTCACCCCTTTGTCGATAGACTTCAATATTCCACGTCCGCCGGCATTGGTAATATATGCCAGGTTCCCGACGGCTGCATTGGCAACATCAACAGCTGATTCAAGTCCTACGAGAGTAGCATAAGTAGGCACAACTGCGTTTGCTTTCGTGTCAGTACCTACTGTAATCTTATAACCCATTCCCTGAGGTTGATCTGCTGAACCGGCAGCAACACCGAGGATGGTTGATTCAAGTTTGCGGGCGGTTGCTCCGCTGATTATGTCCATCAGCATACGTTCGGCAGCCGGGCCGCTCTGGAGCAGGAACAGTTTTGACACTTCCATAAATGCAGTCAGACGCTTCGGGGATAACAGCACTTCATTAGTTGTTATAAGCGCACTTGTTGCAACCGTTATTTCACCCTTCCAGTTAATCGTCGCATTACTGAAGGACGGGATACTTACATTTCCGGTCAGTCCTGTCAGGAATGTTGCACCCGCTTGAGAAAATACAAGCTGATTCCAAAGTGGAGGGAGAATTGGTTTTTTATCTTCCGGAACCATTTCCTGTCCAAGATATTGAGTGGCGGAAACCAATTCATTTGCCCTGTGCTCGAACGGAAGAACTATATCACCGTCTGTATTAACACCAGCCCTACGAAAAGCCTCGCGGCCATGTATAAATAGATCACGGGCAGGCGCAGGCATTTCCCTCTGCTCGACTTTTGCCCTGATAGCTTCAATCAATGAAAACTGCTGTGGTTCTTTTGCCACCTGAATATACGGCCCCATAAAAACACCCTTCCCGGATTTGCGGGATTCAGTCTCAATCTCAAGGTCATACTCTTTAACCCTCTGGTTGTTCTGTGCAACAATGGCCTCTTCTGTTTCGGTCATTGTACGATTTTCGGCTTTTTTAGCCGCGTAAATCTTGTCATTTTCCTCAAGAGCCTTTGCCCTCAGGTCCTTTAATTCAATAATTGTCATTTTATTAGTATTTAAGTTAATATTTCTTTGCTCTATTTTCGATTCCACAACCTTTATTTCCGGTTCTGTTCTTTCTGCTATTGGCTCCGGGACGGGATCTTCCGCCACGGGCTTAGTCTCAATTACTTCGGCCTTAATTTCCGGTTCAGGAATTATATCTTTGAGCTGTTTCAAATTTCTCAACGCTACGGTTGTATCTTCATACGCTGGATGGTAGCACGGACTAAAATCATTAATTAATGAAAACTGACTCAATTCTCTTAAATATGTACCATCTGAACGTTTAGTCCACTTTTCGCCATCCGATCTGATTTTAAACGAGAATGATGATCCTTTAATATCTTTTCGATTTATATTTTCAATTAATTCATCCCCAAGAGATGTTTTCGGTGATTCAAAGGAATACTTAACTCCCCTTGAATCAACTTGAATCTTTAATGAACCCGATCCATGATCAGATCTTGCCAAAACACCGCGATCAAGATTATGATTCAAAAGGCAAAGAATATCCGAGTTTTCAATAACTCCGTTAATTGATTCTGGCAAAATTCTTTCATAAAAAAACTTACCATTTTCATATATCCTCTGTGAATCTTTATTAAAAACAATGCCATAACCTTCAATATTCCTTGAATTTGGCAATACCCTTATTTCAGAATCTTCACTTGGAATGGTTCTTACTTCATTATCATTCTTCACTGTCTCCATTACTACCTACTTTAATTTGTTTATCAACCTTTGTGTTTTTGGTAATCGGCAGATCAACCGGTAACATGCTCATCGGTATATATGCCTTATCTCCCCCCTTAACCGGGGGATTCCCGGCCTCTTTACGTACCTCATTGACTTTATAACCACCCATCATAAACATTTTTGATACGTAATTTGCTTTAGTATCCAAATTAGCACGATATAGCTCTGCAATACTCAAGTTTAACTTTGTTTTTACCTGTTTGCCGGGCCTTAATATCTTTCGGTTATATTCGCTTTCGATTTTTGCATCCCACGGAGCAACAGTATCTGTAATAAACCCTAACTGAAAACTCTCTATATTCGAGTATGTCAGGTTATTATCATCAAACACTTTAGAAGGGTGAACACCGAAAAAACGACAAATATCAATGACATTATACTTTCGTGTTTCAAGCATTTGGGCATCTTTCGGATTTACTGTGACGGGAATAAACGTTAAGCCACCTTCCATAACAGCTATTCCGCCCGGACTTCCGGATGATACATTAAACGCCTCAGCCCATGACGCTTTTATGTCCTGCGCCTTTTCTTTTGTCAGCTTCGTTTCACTCTGGAGGATCCCGGACATATTTGCACCTGAAGTAAAAAACCCTTTGGCCGACTGTTCAGACGAATAAGAAAGAGTTACGGCACTTGCCGCATGTGCGAGAGTTGATATTCCAACTATCCCATCATAACTATAATTCAGTACGTGTATCATATCCGTACCGTCAACCGTTCGGATCTTATCCGGAACTCCTATCTCATAATAAAGAGTTCCATCTGCACGTTTAAATATTTTTACCGTATCAGTAACAAGCGTAAATGATTCGGGATCAGCCAACGGATAAGGCCGGTTAATAATCAAATAACCATTGCCTTCAAGTAACACTTTTGAGATTAATGTTTTCATCAACGTAAAACGGGACATCGTTGAAGAGGGGTTGTTATTAAGCAAATGAGCCAGTGTCCCTATTTCATCCTTTTCCCACCCATCCTGAACATAATTTAAAACTTCCCAGGACTGTGTCGCAATAGCATCGGAAATAACGTCAACACAACGGTAAACGACGGATAATTGCATCGCAAGCGACGTACTTATAGGATTTGAAGTATTCCCATAAGGTAATCCTAATGTATTCGTAGGCCCGTAGTATACGTTTCGCTTCTCAGGCTTAAAGACATTGGTTATTCGCTTAAATATACTATCCGCCATTTTAAAAAATATTTGTGCCTCGATAATTTGAAGTTGCATCAATGTAAGCAGCTAAACTCTGTAACATTGCGATCACTCCGTCAATTTTTTTCTTCTCATTAGCCTTATTCGGCTTGCAATTAGCGTTAAAATCGAACCTTAGTTCAACATTTCGGAGGCAATACCGGGTAATCGGATTGTCGTCAATTACCACATGGCCACCTAACATCAGCCGTTCAAAGGCACGGGTGCAATTATTAAAATTTCCTATCGACTGTCCGAACGGTTCCATCTTTAAACCCTGTTCAGTACACTGAATTGCCCATGCCGTTGCGTTATATTTATCGTAATAAATCCGGTTAATAGGGCTTTTTTCGTTAGTTTTCAGTAAATCAGCAGTGATATAATCGTAATCCGTAACGTTTCCGGCAGTAGTTTTTAAGTACTTATTGCCTACCCATTGCCTATAAAGATCTTTATCAGCATGAAGGTTCCTTGCATCAAGTGTTTCCTTTGGTACGTAGTAATCAACAAAAAAATTATATGTATTACTCTGAACAAACAAATAACTAACTGCCGTTAGGTCAACATTAGAAGCTAAATCAACCCCAACGTAACATTCTTGTCCTCTAAATTCATTAAAATCAAGTTTTTTTGAGGATTTTATTACATACTCATCAGGAATCCAAACAGTGGCAGAGTCACACCAAATATTCAAATGCTTTGTTTTAACTCCTACTTCATCTTTCGGAGAATTAACAGCTCTATTAATTTCTTTCTGAACAAATGATTTTAAAACTGTTATATCAAGATTAGGATTCGATTTAATCCAGTTTTTTGGATCTCGCCAGTCGTCTCCGTCATCTACGGTAAACACCATACTAAAAAATGAATCATCTTTCTTTACGCCTGCCGCTATTTCAGTCGCCATAATATTTAAGTCATAGCAAGGGAGTGATTTTTCAAATCCTGCGGTAGTGATTACGGCAAGCATAGGATTTTCTCTCATGCCCTGAGATGACCCGATTACATCTTTCACAGTTGAATCAGGAGCTGAATGATATTCGTCAATAACACCCAATGAAGCATTATAACCGTCTAACTTATCAGAATCAGCAGCAAGTATTTTTATATAAGCGGGAGTTCTCCTTTCATACGGCTTGCCTTTTTTAGTTTTATCCAATAATATGACATCAGCCCGTAATCTTTCAAACCTTTTTTGGTTAGGATCTTCTCCACCTATAAATCCAGATACGATTTCAAAAGCAATCTTGGCCTGATCTTTTGAATTTGCAGCTAATAATATCTGAGGGGCTGCTTCATCATCATTATCCAGGCCATTAATACAATAACCACCTACAAGCGCAGTCTTCCCATTTTTACGAGCGACACTTAAATAAGCATTTTGAAACCTCCTAAATCCATCCTGATTATAAAACCCGTAAAGATTTGCAGTAATAAACATCTGCCAGGGTTCGAGCTTAAAACGGTTTTTATTATGTCTCCCAACAAAATGCCTTAATTTATATATCCGATTAACAACCTTCTCAAACTTATCCTCCCGAAAATCCCATCCGTTCTTTCGATCCTCCATATATCGAGTAACAGCATTCTTAACATTTATACAAGACGGTATCTTTTCTGTTAATATATCTTGGCAATATTTATTTACTACCTCTATCATAATGCCCGTTTTACCTTCATTTGCTCCTCTTTATGACACTCATAACAGACACTTTGTAGATTATCATAATCGAAAATCAACTCCTCGTCCGGATGATATAAGTCAATCGGGATTATATGATGAACTTCATTAGCTACTCTGGTTACACCTTTAGCGGCGCATTTCTCACATAAGGGGTTGTTTGTTATCTTCGCTTTACGGAGTCGCTTCCACCTCCGATCCTGATAAAAGGACTGAAACGCTGATTTATTAAACGTTTTTTCACGTTTTTTATGACTACCAAGGTTAATTGTAGGCATCAGCAAGTATAAATTTGATCGTAAAATTAAACTTAATTATTTACATATATAGATATGTATATATGTAAAGTTATTAACAGGCATTATATCTTGCTAATAATTAAATACTTACAAAGGAAATTTTTACCGGGCGTGTAAATACGAG